CTGTATTACCATTGCTTAAAAGTCCAGTAAATGTTATGTTAGCAGGAGATAAATCACCATCATAATCTGCTATGGCTAAGTTTGCTGTGTCAGTAAAGTCTGCTGTTACGGCTTGATTACTGCCATTTCCTAAGAAGAAATTACCATTGTTAAGGTTAGGTGTTGCGGCACTACGACCTGCACCATATACTTCACCTTTACCACTTACTGCTACATCAGTTACTACACCCAAGTTCTGTATAAAGTTTGCTTCACCACTTGGTGCAACATTGGCATAACCACCACCTACAGCAACAAATATGGTGTCACCTACAGTGAATGAACTTGTGTCTACACCTGAAATTAAACCACTCAAAATACCTCTACCTGTATCACCTGTGCTGGTCAATTCTTCATTTGCTATAAAGTGTGCCGGCATTAAGACACTATTACCTGCATCTGCTAATACTACTTCTACTTCACCACCTACACTTGTGCCTGTTGCGTGAACAGGATATCCTTTAGGAATAGTGACTGTGTCAGCATTTTTAATTGTTATTTCAATTGTTTCTGCCCTTACACTTGTTAAATCACTACCATCACCTGTAAATGTTACGGCAGTTATGTCATTGGCATCAATGTTAGCCGCACTATAACCATTTTCCAAGAAGTTTTGAACATCGGCGTTTGCATAAGTTCCTGTTATAGCAACATTACTTACACCTGTGATTCTACCCTGTTGATCCACTGTGAATTGTGGGACATTTGCGGCATCACCATATGTTTTAGGTGTAACTGCTGTGTCATCTAAATCAATACTACCTGCTGTATATGTTATACCTGTGCCACCTGATAAATGTGCATCTACTCTAGCATCTGTGTAATAAAGATTAGTTCCTTCTGCAACATCACTAGTGCTGGTTGCTAAATTGTAAAATGTGCTACCATCATTTGTGAATGTCCACTTGTCTGTGTCTTCATTCCATTTAATTTCTGTGCTGGTAGTTTGCGGTCTGTTTGCAATAATTTGCACATTGCTATCTGTTGCCGCATTGGCATTTAGAGTTATCTTTTGGTCTGTCACATATAAGTCTGTGACATTTTCATAATCTATATTGCCTGTTGCAATAATATTTCCTTGAACATTTAGATTACCGCCTACTGTTAAAGGATTTTGTGATATATGAGTTATAACTTGTGCATTTGTTAAACCACTACCTGCGTCTTCCCAAGTAACTACACCACTACCATTTGTGGTTAAAACTTGGTCAACACTACCATCTGTGTTAGGAAGTGTGAATGCGTTGTTTAGTGTTAAACTGCCTGTTGCGGTTAGTTTTAGAATACCATTACCACTGTTAGATCCTTCTGTGGTTTTGAATATGGTAAATTGATTTGTGCCAGCATTATCATCATCGATTATGATATTAACATTACTTTTACCTTGTATAGTAACAGCATTTGCTTGGCTGCCACTGTTATCATCTAAACTGATTAAATTTCTTTTGTCTGGATCTGTTGTTGCTATTACGGCTCGTTGCACACTTGCTTCGGCTCTTAACATTTCTATATCAGTAGTAGCACCATTTGTTCTTGTGGTGTTTAAACTACCAGTTTGTATTTCACCTTGTGCAACTGCACTTATGCCTGTGTTGCTCATAGTGATATCTTCAAAAGCACCTTGGTCAACTTCTAAAACACTTTTTGCACCAGTCATATTCATTCTGGCTCTAGGTGTTTGTCCAGTTATTTGTCCAAAGTCTACTACACCATTTGCTCTAACTCTAAATAAGTTTTCTGCAGAGCCACTTGTAGCACTTACATTACTACCTCTTACACGTCTAACAGTAAAACCTGCTGTTTCACTGTTTGCACCTTCCCAATCTGTTGCAACTGTGAGACCACCATTGTGTCCCAATATCATACCATCCCAGTTATCACCTGTTACACTACTGCTGTATGGTGCTTGGTTAAAGTCTATAAAACTGTTTGCTTTTGTGGTATAACTGTCTGGATCTGTGCCACTTGCAACTCTCATCCACATACCATTTCTTGGTGTTCCGCCACTGACCATACCTGCTGGTGTAGGTGCTAACTTGGCATTTAATTGTAAATGTGTTGATGCACCAAAGTTACCTTGTGTTAAGATTATATCACCGTCTTTTCTCAGTCTTAATCTTGCTTGATTGCCGTCTGCATTGTTACCCCATAGTGTAACATTACCTTGCTCGTCTACTTGAAATAATTGGTCAGACGCACCTGTAGTTTCTCCATTTGCAAATATTTTGAAAACTTCTGTTGTGCTGTTGTCATTTTTATCTATAAAATTGTATATGCTGTCGCCGGCTTTGATATCGACATCTGTGCTACTGTTTAGTCCTGTGATATCAGTTATACCGATTGCACCTGTGCTACTGTTATATGTTATAGGTGATGTAGCACTCAATTGACCTCTTATGTCTGCACTGCTTGGTCCTGTGTATGTGAATACACCTGTGCCACTGTTGTAACCAAAACTACCAAATCCGCCTGCGTCTGTGGCATTTACACTGCTTCTAGCCAAACTTTCACTGAAGTATAAATTACTAGATCCTTGTGTTAAATCGTCTGTGGTTTGAGTTGTAAACCAAGTGTTTGCATTTGTGTTAGTGAAGTATAAATTTGTGCTACCTTGTGCTAGATCGTCTGTATCTTTACTGCTAAGGTCTAGGTTTGCGCCAGTTTGAGCATCTACTCTTGCATCTGCTCTAGCATTTGTGTAGTATAAGTTAGTTGAACCTTCTGGTAAAGCATCTGTGTTTACAGTTGCACCTGTTGTTGTAAAGTATTTGTTAGTTGTGCCTTCTGTTAAGTCATCAGTTGTTTTACCTGTGAACAATGCGGCACTGTCTATACCTATAACACCAGTTGAACTGTTGTATTGTATTGGTGAAGTGTTACTTAAATGTGCTCTTACTTCTGCGGCACTTGGTCCTGTGTAAGTGAATATACCTGTTGTATTAGCATATGTTAAACTGCCATCGCCACCTGCGTCAGTTACACTTAATACACTTCTTACTGATTCTACGTTTGCCAGTGCGGCAACTTGACTTACTGTTACTGTTGAACTTGTAGAACTTACATTAACAGTATTATTACTTTTGTTTACAGTAATTGAAGGATTACTGCTTGTTATTGTTACATTAGCCATTTAGTTCTCCTACGATGTTGGTATTGCTGTGAAACCGGCATCTAATGTTGGATTACCAATGGTAACATCTGGTTCATATCTCTCTAATATTGCCCATCTATGGCTGTCTGTTTGAGTTGGAGTTATTGTGCTGTCTGTCCATTTCACACTAACAACTGTTACTGGCACATTAGTTCTTGCATCTGGTATAATATTACCAGTGTATCTTTGTGCTGGGATAGTTATATCAACTGTGCCATTTGCGGCACTAACAACATTAATATTACCTGCACCAAAGTCTACATTGGCAAAACTGCCTAAAACTGTGGAATCTGTAAAATTTGGGTCACCGGTTACACGGTCATATGCAATAGTATCTATTACTATTGTTTGGGCACTTAATTCGAAACTATAGTTAGTAATATCTACACCATAGTCATATCTAAATGTTTTTTGTTTGGATGGAACCATTTCTTCTACAATTACGTTGTCCATTCCACCAACGTAACTCTTAAAATCTAATACTCTACCTGACATATTTCACTCCTGAGGGAATTTCCTTGCAAACTGAGGTCTACAAGGCTTATTTTGTTATATTTATCTTAACTTGGCTGACTGGGCCAGGTTATGTCTTCTACTGTGGCCCAATTGTCTGCATTTGTGGGCATATCTCTCAATGCTTGTCTGTATGTGGCCCATTCTGCCTTCTTACTGGCACTTAATGGTGAATCTGTTGTTTGTGTCCAGTCACTGAGTTTTAGTAATGTTAATCTTTGTTGTCTCACATATTGTGGTATGTTTATAACTTTTTCTGGTTTTGCTTCTATAAAATGCGGTGTTACTGACACGTTCATTTGCACTTTGTTTACATCTGCAACTGTGCCTGGCATAAATGCAATGCCTGGATTGTTGTCTAGCATTTTTTGTTTGCTGGTATCAGTTAACCTCAACACACTTTCTATAAAACCAGTGTCTGTGTGATATAGAATATAATTACTCATTAGAATACGTCTCCTTTGGTTATTCTCAACATATCATATCTTATACTGTTAAATCCTCTATCACCACTTACATCATCTAATGTGTTAAATCCTTCCATTACCACATTACCACTTACTGGATTTGGGCCAACAACAATCTTTTTGTTTGCTTCTATCACACTGGGTGGATTTGTTACATTCAATACACTGAGACCAAACTCTTCTTTTTGCACAAATCCATTTGCATATTGTATTTGCACATTTGAAATAACACTAAAACTGGCAGGATTTGCGTTTCCGGCTCCTATAGGTGTTGCACCACTTATAAATGAATAGTCACCTGGTTCTAATCCGCCACCTGCTGTGAAGTCTAATTCTCTTCTGGTAAACAAATTGGTATATGTTGTGGTGTTACCCAAGTTTAATTTGTTTGCCGGTTTGTCTTCTACTTGTCCACCCGGACTTAAAGGTCCAAAATGAAATCTATTAAGTTGATTACCGAACTTTTCGACGTTAATATTTAAATTACCATAACCACCTTCCAGTGCAATTGGTAAAGGAAAACTTCCTGGTGGGTATATAGGTATTCTAGGTTGATCTATGTTTGCTCTAGGCAAGTCTAATTGTGCATTAACTGGCATTGTGTAAATGTTATCGTCATATTCTAAACCAGTCATTTCAACACCAATCATACCTTGTGCTGTTTCTACTTCTTTGGTTCGCATAATTTTGAACAGTTTGTTGTTGAAACCATACAAGTCATTATCTACTTTCACAATATCACCTATATCTGTTTGCATACCACTATAATCTGTGCTAAACTGAATAACTGTTGCTAATCGACTTTGTTGAAGGTCAACATTTGCTAATCTTTCTGCTCTTATCTTGTCATTGATTAAATCAATGTTGTATTTTAATACATTGTCTGGTTCATTTGCGTTTCTGTCGCCTGCTGGTGTTTCTATAAGCACCGTGTTCATTAGGTCTTTTCTGTTGTCATCTGCAAACTCTACTTCTACTGCGTTATACATACTGAACAATTCTGTTGAACTTATGTCTAACTTACCTACCATATTGCTATCATTGTATACCAGTGCATTGGCTTGTTCTGCGGCTGTGTATGCTCTGTTAGGTATTGCTTTGAATTTGCCTTGTTTACCGTCATATGCAAAGTATGTTCCGCCTGCTTGACATATTCTATCTATGTTTGTTCTAGTATCTGCAAAGGTTGTTAATACACCATTTATTTCATAACGTGCATTTTGTTGTGTGCTACCACCTGCATCTTTGTAATCGATAAGTTCATCACAAAAACCTCGCATTGCTGTATTGGCTGTGCCCACTATACTGTTTGTATCAATCAGTGTGTTGCTGAATCCTACACCATACCTATCATTGTTCAAATAATCTTGTAGCACCAAACCTGGATTCTTAAGACTGTTGGTCATTTCAAATGTTATGGGTGGTAAACCTGTTAGTCCGTTTTCTGGTGAATAATCAATTTGCACTACTGCATACACCAAATTGTTTGCTGTATGTGTTGCTGGTGCCCAATGTGCCACCAAACTGGTTGCTGGTGTAGTTGAGCCTGTGCCACTAGTTGGAAATATAACATCACTTCCTGTTGATCCACCTTGATAAACATTAACTCTCACATTACCGGCGTAAGTTGTTGCACTTGTTCCGTTAGGATCAAAGTGACTGGTAACACTATTACCACTGAAAACAAGTCTAGCATCGTTTAGAAAAACATTTGAAACTGTAAAACTACCTGTATCTGTTTCTTCACTGAGTGCAATACAGTAAGTCATTGTTTCGTTTTGATTACTGATTGCGGCATCGAATATGGGCCCACTGGTAAATGCTTTACCATACAACACTGGTATTTTGTTTGCTGTGTCTGGTGCTAGGGTTATTCTTACACCTGGATCGTTTGCTTCACCGGCACTGGGTGCCTTAAACATACCTGTTGCTCTGGCAGTTGCTGTGGCTAAACCTGCGGCAACTACACCTACAACAACATCAAACAATAATGTTGATCCAAGAATAGTTCCTGCTGTTGCTACTGCACCTACTATTGCTGTTGCTATTGCTGAAAATACTGCCATTATGCGGCTCCTCTAACAAAGTTAGTTTCTATTGGTGTCCATCCTCTTTTTTGCATATTCAAATGGTCTCCCATACCTAATGTTGTTATTGTGTATGCACTTATGACACGTTCTTCTACCAGTCGGTCTCCTACACCTACATACTCTTTTAATAATTTTGCACCGGCACTTGATCCTCTGTGTTCTGGATCTACCCACCAAGCAATCTCTCTCATTGACTTTACTTCCGGCAACCACATATCACCTTGTATCATTGCCAACAGCATTCCTACTATTTTGCCTTCTGCTTCTGCAACTAAGGCTACTCCTGCCTTTCTTATGCTGTCGATTACTCTGTTTGCATACACATCATTGTGTTTTGGTTGTTGCAATCCTGAGAATGGATTTGCATTTGCAAAGTCAATCATAAAACCTTTTATTGCTTCATAATCTTTAAATTCTGCTCTTCTAACTATCATTATCTTTCATCTACTATACGTTGTCTGTCACGGCCACCACCGCCTCCGCCTCCGCCGCCTCCACGGCCTCGGCCTCCACCACCGCCATAATTACCACCACTCTTGAACTCTTTACCAAAGTCAAAGTGTAAGTTTTGTAAGTCTGGTATTCTGTCGAATATTTGGTCGTTGGGGAATAAACGTTTTCTGTCTTCTGGATTAGTTAATTGTCCTTTTATTTTATTTTGTAACAATTGATTCAAACTTGCAACTGTTATTGTGACACTATTAGTGTTTTGTTTTGCTAATATATCTACTTGTTCTGTGATTGCAAAGTTTACAATTATACCACTATAACGTGTAAACACTTGACTGGTATCCAGTTCAAGGTCATTTTTATCCATAAAGCCACGTCTAACAATTACTTCACCGCCTTTTATTTTGCTGGTAAGTATTATGTTCATATAGTCTGCATCACTGGGTATACCACTAAGGCTTATTGCTAAGTCTCCATTAGTAGTTTTTATATCATCGGTGATTGCATCCATACTTAAGAAACTGCCTAACTCTGTGTAAGTATTACTGTTGTATGTGACTGGTTTATAAGCATTGCTTATATAATATGTGGTATTATCTAATGTTAAGTCTATAAGCACAACACTAACAATGTGGTCTTGTTGAACTGCTGTTATAGTAGTAGCCATTAGTCTGTGATAACCTCCATTAATTCAAAGTCGCCACTAAATTGCACTCTATCGTGTGGCACTATACTGTATGTGGGCATCGATAATGCTTTGGCACTATACTGTATGTGGGCATCGATAATGCTTTGACTTGAAAGTTTACAGCATTACCTACTCTTAACCCACCGGTTGTTATGCTGGTTCCTGTTTGTGTTAGCACACCTCTATGCACAGGTATGGTCAAGTCTGAACTAGGACTAAATGTTACATCTGATGTTACCTGATAAGGGTATCTGTAAGTGCTTGTGTTGCCCAGTGGCTGTATGTAATCTCCTGCTTTGAACAATATACCACTTGGCGATCCTGTTACGCCTGTGGTGTCTATGTGAATGTTAGCACCATCTGTTCCTGTGCCTGTTGTGCAAACTATCTGGTCCAAATTTGCCTGTGTTAAATCACCTTGATATGCTGTGACATAATTCATACCAGTATTATTGTTTAGACTTATATTGGCTTCATTGATTACATCCATAGTGTCTAAACTTTCTAATAAACTTCTGTTGGTGCTGTAAGTTAGTCCGGCGTGCATACCCACAGTAAATTGGTATACTCCTACACCTCTGTCTGCTGTTTTGATATGTCCACTTCTACTCACACTACTTGCGGCTACTTTACGTTTGTTTACTGTGACAAACGTTGCGTTATCTATAATTGTTTGTATACTCATTATTGAGGTGTCCTCCTTGCGCCTGCTCTACTCACGTTGTATATAAATTCTGGATCTTGTGCTACCAGTTGTTTGAAACTGGCGGCATCCACGGCGTTTATGTTGTAATTTACGGTTGTGCCACCCATTGCTTGTCCGTTTGGAATAACGTGACCACTTTGACTGCCCATTCTAAGCAACTCAGGTCCATCTTCCCCAACCACGTATGTTCCGCCAGCACTTACTGGTCCACCATTACGTCTTCCTGGAATAAATGATCCGCCCGTAGCAAATGATCCTTGTATACCAAATGCACCAAATATACTTGTTAATATTGGTTGTATAACTTGCAAACGTATAATGTCTGCAATTATTTGAGTTACCATAGTTTTAAAGAAGTTTTTAAAGGCGTCTCCTGCCTTTTGTCCTTCTAAGAATGCTGTTGCCAAGTCTTCACTTAAGGATTTTTGTGCTGTGCCTAATGTGTCAATAAAATTGTTTAAGCCTTCATTTTGACCGAACAATTCATCCAGTTCACGTTTTGTGTTTATGTAAGTATCTATACCTATTTCGCCTTGTTCGAATATTGAATTCAAACTCAACATAAATGCTTTAAATTCTTCTGGATTTGTGCCTTTGCTAAGATCCATTGCATCTTTGAGTTTCTCAAATGCTGTTCTAGTGTCTTCTATGGTGTCCGAGGCTGCCTTAGGTATTTTGGTAGCATCTGTAATGGCTTCGCCTGTTTTTTTAGCACGTTTAATTTGTTCAGCATCCATAGTTACACTATCAAAGAATTTTTTAGCCGCCTCTGCTTTGTCAAAATCTATAATACCATCTAGACTTTCACCTATACTGACACCTAGACTTTTTAAAGCATTACCTATAGCCGCATACGCACCATCTAACAATCCGCCCAGTGTAACAATTTCGACAAAGGCGTTTTTTGCGGCTTCTAATACATCAAGTAAATATGCACCGCCGATCACAGCATTCTGAAATCCTTCTACAACATTTTTACCTATAGTTTTTGCTGTTGCATATGCGGCATCTCCACTCTCGTCAAATACTGAAACTAGTTCTCTTAATGTTGCTGTAAAGAATGGCAATGTTTCTTCACCCATTGCCGCCTGAAATAATGTTATTCTGTCGCCTGCTTGACTTACAGCACCTGTAAACGTTTGACTTAAGGTTTGTGCGGCACCTTTTATGGACTCACCATATTCTTCCAATTTCTTTCTGGTTTCGTCAATGCTGTAACTTACACCTGCTTGGAATCCTGCCGCGGATAAAACACCTCTTTCTCTAAATATATCTGCCGCACCAGCACCTGCACTAAAGGCTCTTTGCAACGAACTTGCGGCTTCTGTAAATCCAATACCAAATTGGGCACTGATATCTGCGGCTAAATTAATATTTTTTCTTAAACCACCTAGGTCATCTGATATGGTGGACAACACAGGCGCCGATCCGGCTAGTTCATCAAAAGCAATGGGTAATTTAGTTGCTTCGTCTTTTACCAAACTTAAAGCATACGCACCTGCTTCTGCACTACCTGTAATGTTTGTTAATGTTGTTTCGATATCTTGGAATCTTGCGGCTGTTGATATACTGCCGGCTAACTGTCTAAAACCTAATGTTATACCTGCTACAGCACCGGCTACTATCGCGGCAATACCGGCAAATTTAAGTAATCTAGCACCGCCTTTAGCAAACCCTTGATTAGCCTTTGTTTGACCTTTTTCTAATTCAATTTGTTCTTGAGTTAGGTTTTTTGCGGCTGTGGATACTTTTCGTTGAACATTATATAACTCTCTTCCCTTTTTTACATTATCTTTTGTTTCAATTGTGCCTTCAATTAACGAATCTCTAAGTCTTTTAAATTGGTTTGCGGTTTTTTGGACTTGGTCAACTAAATTTCTGCTTAACCTAACTTGTGCACCTTGTTGACCTGTTGTAGCAACTGTTGCCGCACCAACAGCCGCAATGGCTGTTGTAAGTCCACCCATACCTTGTTGGCCACTTAATCCTCTGGCACTACCGCCGGTTTGCTTTAGATTACGTTGTAATTTGTCTAGATTTCTGTTAGCACGTTTAATACCACTAACAAAATCTCTATCATTCAGTTTGAGTGTTACTTCTATTTTCTTAGCCATTATCTTGTTAACCTTCTAATTTCTTTATCTACCAATTTGTCTATATGATCGATAGTAGGTTCTGTGAAACCTTTGGGTGCTTGTTGACTCCACCCTTCGTCTAATCTTCCGGCATAAGGATAACCACTTTTTATAGTGTCGCCTCTTAACACAGTTTTATTTCTAGCATTACCACTTCTAATGGGTGTTTCTTTTTTAAGAAACTTGTATGCTGGTTTTATAACGTCGCGAGGTAAGTCTTCTAGGTCTTCGAACATTTTTCTTACTTCTTTCATTGATGTTGTTAGTGTTATCATTTTTTACCGTAATATTTTTCTTTTAAACTTTCTAGTTTGTCTTTGCCAACTTCTCTGGTCAGCATATCTTGACTTAGTTGTTGTTTGTTTGCTTTGGCATTTTGAATAATTTCATAATTTACCGCAACATCAAATATCATCAAATCAAGTGTATCGCCGGTTTCTAACAATGTGCTGGGCAAAACACCGTAACGTTTTGCAACACTATCTAACATCAATAACAGATTGGTTTCAGAACTCTCATCAATTGGATGAGATGTTACTTTCCCAGATTGTCACCAATTAATTTCATTGCTTCAGTCATTACATCAACAGGAAGAACGTGGTCATCACTCATAACTGGTGTGCCATCTTCTTTGAGTATAATTTGTGTAAGTAATGTAAAGTAAGTTTCCATATCATCAGTGCTGGCGTTTGCCATTTTACTGAATACATCTAATGGTTGTCTGTCATACATATAAAATTCTAATTCTTCACCATACTTTTTCACTATGGCTTCATCATTTATTGTTAATTTTATAAGTTTGGGTTTTATTGCTAGGTCGGCTAGTTTCATATCTCTGTTTCCTCTATATCTCTATTTTTTATATTGTGTAAGGCACTTAAACAAAATGCCATACGTTTGTGTGCTTTGGCTATATCAGCCTCTGCACAATTAAGTTCATTCTTTGCTTTTGCTATCTCCATCTCCATACTCTTCAGTATGTCCTTGATGGTGTGATTGTTCCATATCTGCATAACTATTTACCTCTTTTTTAGGTTTGTGTTCTTTCTTCTCTTTGGCATCTGGTAATTTGATACCGTGCATATCTGCATATTGTTCTAATGGGTATGATCCTTCTTTCATACGAACCATTCTGTCTTTGGGTCCACAGTATTTTCCGTCTTTGTCATACCATCTTAAAATTTTTGCTACTTTCATAAGTTCTCTCTTTATAAAGTGCAACTCCCCCGCAGAAGGGGGGAGTTACTAAGTCTAAATGTTAGACTGTATCTTTTGTAAGTTCACCGTTTACAATTATTGTTCCCGGGGAAAGCCAGACTGCTTGGTCAATTGATGCTGTTGGCGCCAATCCTCCAATAAATCCTTTACCCTTGATGTAGTTGTCTGTGCTTGTATCACCTTCAAATGCAACACTGAAGAAAATTTCAGTCTTGTTAATTGAAGTAGTCAATAGTCCTAGTTCTGCTACACTATTAGTTGTAAGTGCGGCGTTACCAAAGAATACATCGTCATCTACTAACATATTGAATGAAATTTCATTCTCATTTGTAGTTGTGAATGCACTACTTGAACCACTATCTAGGGTGCTGTATCTGACTGTGCCGGGTGCGGCTGAGACAGTTACATCTTGGACTAATGGGACAACCAAACCGCCAACGGCTGCTGGAGCCGCCAATACTTCTGTGTTACCCAAGGTCAATATTGCTTGTGAACCTGCTGTTACGTTAATTACGCTCATTGGTTATCTCCTATTTTATATTGCAATGAATCTATACTCGAAAGTATAGACGATTTTGTCATCGACAAAATCTGTTGTTAAATCAACTTCACGAATAAATTGATTATTATCCGTTAGTTGTGTCCTTTCGGACTGTATCAAATTAATGATACTTGCGATGTCTGTAAGACTATTTTTAGCATCTACACATAGATAAGCATTGATGACAGTTTCAGTTTGACTAACATCTCCTCGATCCAATGTGTTGTATACTTCTGTGATGTCAACTTGTTGTTCGTCTAGATACACTTTCTTCATATTTTTTTGATATAAAGGTATATCTCCACTAACAAACGGTAGTTCTGTGCTAACACTTACACTACTGCCTGCTAATCTAGTGGTCAAACCAGTAATTAAATCATCACGTATTGCCATTATCTAACTCTTACCACATTTGATTTGCCACGAGTCCTTCGACTTCTGCTGAATCTAATGAATTTCTCATTGTCTTCAACAGTGGCATCGCCGTCTTGTGAATACCAATCCCACATACTGGTAAGTTCTGTGAATAAATTCTCGAACTTATTTTCGTAATAAGTGATTTTCTGCACTTCTGGCGATTCTGGATTACCGAAGTCTGCTACTTTGGGTAGCAAGTATTCCTTTAATGTGTAATAACTACACATATCGGTAAAATCTGCCTTTCTACTTTTTATGTTGTTAGGCACAAATGCTGGAATAGTTCCTGAAGTTAGACCTACACCCATATAGTTGAGATATTCTCGCCAATTTGCACTGGCACGAATCTTTTCGTTGATACGTGCTGTGCTTTTGGTTGTTAAATCCTCAATGTAGTTGTCTAGACTACCGGGTGTATCTGGCACATTAGTGAAGTCAAACTCATTTGCTTCGAATAAACGTTGATCTTTGTCTCTGACATCTAATGCTTCAGCATATGCTAAAACATTACCGCCTCCGTCTACTATAAATGCCATAATATACTCCTTACTTCCTGCTTAACTTAATGCAATACCTGTAGGGATATTGTTAGAACGTGCAAATCTTAAACCTATTGCTTGAGTAATCAAACTCTGTAGCAATGCGTCGTTTGCCAAGTCCTGTGCAACTGATCCAATTGAACCACTACTTGCACCAATACCGTTTAGTTCTTTTGCAAGATCTAATTCTTGTGCTGGTGAAATAACTGCATAATAGAATCCAGTTAAATCAGTAGGGGCATTAACACCTCTTAGGTTTGCAACTGAAGTTGAGAAATGGTCTAGAGTGGCTACGTTAGCACCTCCACCAATTCCACTTTGTGAAGCAACTGCTCTAATGAACTGTCCACTTGCACCGTTTTGTCCAATTTGAGCAAAACCGTTTCTTACTGTTGCAACCATATCGTGGTTGTCATTTTGGATGTCGTTAAACATTTTTACTGTTGGTTCTCTTTTTACAGCATAACCAAGTGCTTCTGGTGACATAACTACTGCAATGTCACAAGTTCCTGACATCTGACCTGCTAGTTTACCATCGTTAGTTACGTTGATTACGCCTAAGTTTGCTAAGGCAGAACCTGAACCACTTAATGCAATGTTGAAACCTGATTGGTCTGTTGCTTGTGCAATACTTCTAGAAAGTCTAGTTAATACTGCGTTTCTTACCACATCAAAACCACCATCTTCTAGTGATTCTTCTGAGATTGTTGTTCCTGCTGACTTTTTGCTTACTGATAAACTTACTGAATCTGTTTCGAAATTAAATCCGTTGTTGATTAAGTCTGTGTTTTCACCAAGTGCAACGTTTCCTGCAGGCCAGGCGTTGGTTCTAGGAATCTTCATCGTGTTACCGACGGCTCCTGTTAAATTATAGTTATTAACGATTAACTGAGGGTTAGGTAATAAAACCGCATTATCATAATATGCGATCAAATCTGCAACCACGTCAGAATAAAGGTCGTTAATGTTACTGCTTTGTGTTGGCATTATTTTTCTCCTTTTTTAATGACTTGAAAGAATCAGCCTCTGCCCATTCTCTCTATTTGTTTTTTTACCATTGAATCTGTGATTTGATCTCTTTTCAATGATTTGTTTGTGTCTCTAACACTGATGTATGCGGCTCTATAAACTGGATCTGATTTAACTTTTGTTTCATCATACAGTTTATTGTTATTCGCACTCACCTTTTTGTCAGAGTCAAATGTGTCAACGCCTTTCTTTGCAAATGGTAAACCTAACGTTTTACCAACCAATTGTATTGCTTGGTTATAGTCTGGCTTCTCTCCTGATTCATCAGTTAAGAAATCATTACCACTTTTGATATAGAACTGTTCATTCTCAATGTGCAACATATCTCTGGCTTTCATCAAATCAACTACTGCTGATTTTTGGTCTGCATTCCAACTGCTGGGCATATTGTTTTGCAAATTGCCGATATGTTCCTTTAAAGCATAATCTGTTTTCAAACTGGCTAATTCAGCCTTAAGTTCTTCCACAGTTTGCTCTTTCTTCTTGACTGCATCTTGTAATGCTCCTACATTCAAACTACCTTCTTCTGTTGAAGTTTGTAGTTGACTTACGACTGTTTTAACTTGGTCAAAACTGTCTACTTCTAGGTCACTTAACAATTTGCTTTCAAGGTCTCTTTGAGCATTCTTGGCAATGTTGTTTGTTTCAGTTCTAGAGTAAACTCTAACACCATCCACATACATTTTGCCATCTTTGTTCTCTACCTTAGGTGTTTTTGACACACTTTCAGATTTTGCATCATCTACATTTGTAGTTTCCGCGGTTTCAGTATCTGTAACTGGTTGCACATTTTCCCCTGCAATTGGGGTTCCTACTATAAGTTCCTCACTCATATCAATTTCTCCTTTTTATCGATGAAGTAATCGTTAATCAAAATAATTATAGACTATTGTTAGATGAAGTGCCCTTCATCAATTGCTCCAGTCTAAGGCGTATTTTGTCACGCATATCTTCTTTGAATCCAGTGTCTTCTTCATAATCAACACCTGGATTCTGTTGTTCTAATGTTGATTCATATTCACTGTGGCTACTGAATGGCATATAAACAGTTGTGCCATTTTCTGTATGACTGTGACTGCCTGTGCCTCCTAACTCAATTGCCCTTTGTTCTGCTTGTTGTTGTGTGGGGAATGTTTCTGCTTTAAACTTGGTTGTTCCTGCAAAAACTTCCTCGTATTTGGTTAACACATTCATCATAGTGTTAATTTCTGCTAATTCGTGTTCTAATGCACGTTTGTTGTATTGTCGATTGTAACTGATGCCAAAGTCTTCTGGCATAGTCATATTGGTCCAATCAAACCATATTTTCCACAGTTTGTATTCTGTGTTTTCCATATTTGTTGCTTTGCGTCTAATCAATGCGGCAAGTTTATCATCATAAACTTCTATCTGTTCGCCACTCTTTGCACTTTTGATTAGTTCTTCACTTCTCAACAATGCTATTTGGCTTAGTTTTTGTATTTTGCTGTCTACCAGTTTGCTGATACTGTCTATAGCATTGGTAGTTGGTGAGGCAAATTCATACACATAACTTGGTTCACCTTGTAAACTGCTTTGCACTCTTACTACTGATCCTGGCTCTGATCCTATTTGTCCATCATTCAATTGGTCAGTTGTCTCGTCAATAACCAGTGTTGGATGACTACTATACGTGATTGATGCGTATATCTCTGCCATATCGCCGTATATACTTCTCTGTATTTGTGCTACATCTTGTATGATAGTGCTACCCACGTTGTTGTATATCTTGGTGTTTTGATATGCTGTTACCATTGGTATATATCCCAGTTCATTTGGTTGAACTATTCTGTATATATTATCCCCTACTACTTCTAATTCACTAAGGGGGAAGGGCGGATCATAGTCATCGTCTGCTCCAACGAATACTGTTTCAAAAGTCTCAGGTGTTATCATACGATAAACTGCTTGATTTTCAGTATCTTCAAGTTGAATGACCACTTTGCTCAACACAAGACTGCCTTCTCGATCATAGTTATATTCCCAGTTGGTGACATCTAATGGGGTGTGAATCTTCCATTTAGGAATATCACTGCCAACTGGTTTGTAACAGCCTACGTGACAAACGCCATAAACAGTTGTGTAAGAATCTAAAAGACTCATAAACTCGTTTATACTGTTACCTTCTCCATCTACATCTTGAACGAACTGCATTATCTCTTCACTCTCAGGCATTGTTCTCTGAGGTGGATTTCTAAACAGTATGCTGTTATACTCTGATACAATCAGTTTTACATAATTGTATAGAGGAGTATTGTCCAGTTTCTCATTATAGAAACTGCCACCCAAAGGATCTTGACCTTTTGTGGTCTCATCTTGGGTGTAAGTATTTTCTACTTTGGCTCTGTATTTGGCAACAATACTGCCGTCGGCATCTGTGTCATATGTTGTAATGCTTTCTGATGGTGTATTTAGATCGACTTGATATGCTCTCAAGTATTTGGCATCTTTGTATTCTTTTCCGCCCCACCAACTGTTGATACCTAGACGCCATTCGTCGTGGTATCTTTCATATAATGGGTGTCTGCCAAGAATAAAATTTGAATAGTCTTCGTTCAAGGGTGCTCCAAAATTAATTTTGTTTTGCTTGTTATAACGTTAGTTATTTATCATCTAAAAGTAAAAAGCATACCCTAAGGTATGCTTTTCAGTAGGCTCAGTGTGGTGATAGCACACTGATTAAGTTAGGACAAGCCAGTAGTATTTATTATTAACAGATGTTTTAATCACAATTAGTGGTTGACACGGACCACGAATAGTGGTATAATGTATGCATAGTAAAAAATTAGGTAGGAGTAATGAATACTATTAACACAACATTAAAATTTACCAGTAAACCCAATATTGAGGGTATAAAGAATTGTATCCTTAAAGGTAATACTAACATCAGTTCTTTTAACATCACAAGCCACAAGAACTTGAATGGTCAAATTGTAAATTGCGTTCTCAAGAAACACACCAACTATATGAGAGTGTGCAAACAATTTTGGACTCAACCCAAAGAAGTAGTTCAACAAGAATTAAAAAACTTTTATGTCAGCATTGTAAAAATGGATCCATCATTAATGGATCAGGTAAAGTTTGGCTATGCTAGGCATATGGCTATGTATAAAGAAAATTACAAAAAAGCATTAAAAGGTTGACAAGGACCAGGAAAACTGGTATAATAGTTGTATATTATTTAATTAGGAGTAATTTATGAATAGACAAGAAAGAAGAAGAGCCGCAAAATTAAACAGGCAGAATGCTAAGGCGTCAGGTGTTAGACACATTATGCACAAGCAGAATGGTGGTGAATTGCACAGTTTTTATTGGGGGTGGAAGGCAGATAAACCGGAAGGTTTTGAATTTTGCACAAAGACTTTGATGGACTTTGGTATGGATATTGATACAGCAAACAAAATTGGAGCAAGTATCAAAGAAGCAAGTGATCATCAATTGGAAGAATTGATTAATAACAACACTATGGAATATGCTGGACTGAGTAGAGGTATGTTTATTATAGAAGAAGAACGCAGATTAAAAGAATACGTTGATACTTTTAATGCTATAATTAAAAATGGCCCAATTGAATTCAACTTATTAATGCCGCATATTATGGTTATCTGTTGTGCTATTAGCACATTGGTTGCTGTTGGTAAAATTCCGCAAGACAAATGGAATGGTGACTCATTTTGTTATGGGTATACAGACCCTAAAAAATATTTAGATACTTTGGGGGCGGCGTAATGACAAAATCAGTGAAACAACACAACTCGGAAGTATTAAAGGATGTGTTCAAAAAAAGAGCAAAGCATATCGATGCTTTGCAAGTGTTAGACCAAGAACTAGAATTCTTAAAAGAATTACAAGACAAATTCGGTTTGAGTCCTAGCAAAGAAGAAAAGGTAGTCTTGGCAAAGTATCATACTATTTTGCAAAACAAAGTTCAATACTTAGCACAACTACTGGAAGATGCTGATATGAATTTTACTGCACCGGCCGGTAAGGTTGATGTGAAAAATTTTCATCATATGAAAGACTTATACAATATCACAGTATTGATTTCTGAAAAGGTTGACAAGGACCACGAATAGTGGTATAATAGTTGTATATTATTTAATTAGGAGAAATTAATATGACAAAGAAAGAAATAAAACAATACGCAAAAGAGCATAAATGTTCTATTCGTGAAGCACAGAGACAGTTAGGTGTCGAGCCTACTGGAAAACTAAAATCTTCTTATAATCATAAGGCAAGTGTTGTGGGTAATACTATGAAAGATCAAATAATTATAAGTGATTTTACTACAGCATTAATAGAAGATCCTTCCAAAGAAGAATACCTTATGTCAGTATGTGAAAACTTAGGTCAAGCAGAACGCTTTACTATTGTGATGCCAGAAAGATTCACAGATTTTATAACCTGTGAGTATTCCGTAAGAGGCGACATAGTTGGGCCAACTGTTGGCAACAAATACAAAGATAGTGTTGTAGTAAGTAGTAAAAACTTTGATCTAGAAGAAGAGGTAGCATAATGAGTATATATGAAGCAAAAGGTCTAGACAAAGAAACTCGCATAGCATTAGGTAAGGCTAACGAAACTATTACACAATCTATGGAAGACAAACTGGGTGCTTATTTAGAACAAGATAGTGTCAAAGAAGTTATCTGGAATGCTTACAAAAACAATCCTGTATATACAATTGAAGAAGTTTTTGAATTCATTCACGAGAATGGAAATTATACAGAGTATGAAAAGAGTCAAAACCTCATATGGGGTAGAAACTATACTCAAAGTATTATACCTAGGACTGTTTGGTATTACGAAAATGGCGATACTTTGTTTGTCCGTAAAGGCAAAGGATGGGCGTGTTTTGGCGGTGGACTCAAAGAAAGTGGTATAATATAGGTTGACAAGCACCACGAATAGTGGTATAATAGTTGTATATATTTTAATTAGGAGTATTTTATGAAAACACGAAATGAAGTGATTGATATTTGGCACAACAAATATGGATTTAACAAAGATATTATTAGTGTTGCTATGGCTATCTATGAAGCAACCTATGAAGCAACTCTAAAACGTGAATTTGAAGGCTGGAATTTTGAAGGTCCTCAACAAGACTGTATCCAAAGTTTCTGCAGAATACTACAAAATATGGGTCCAAGTGATCCCGCAGAACTGTTTGATTTTAGAAGACTTTGGGAGGAGGCGTAATGGAACTTAAAGTAAAAGACTATAATATCACGTATATAGACGCATACGGCAACCGTGCTACAGATAGAGCAAGAGGTAAGACTCCTAAACTTGCTGTAGAAAATTTACACTCTTTATATGGGTTCATCCAAGAGATTATTAGTGTTAAAGAGTTAGAGGAGGTGGCGTAATGGCAATTAGTGAAAAACAACTAAAACAAGAATTGTTTATGTCACAAATGAAAAACACAGTTACCATATCCAAGATAGATACCGATGGTGGATTCGGTGTGTGCATCACAGATAATCGTTTTAGCAAACTGGAATATAATGACGAACTCGGTAATTATTTGTGGGATACTGATCACGATGATATTTTAAGAAGAACTTTACACAAATATACTTTGAAGGCAATGAACAAGGCAGGTTACACTGCCGGCAAATCGCACATAACTTTCAACAAAAACAAATTAGAATTTGAAACTCGTGTTTCGGACTATTGTTTTGATTATGCCGATGAACATTATGAAGGCGTATGTATTTTGGAAGTTGACCACGATGATTGGTCAGTAGCAAGTGTCATTAATACTATGATGGATGAAAAAGAAATTTTGAAAAACTATTTAGAGTTATCCGATGATATGGCTAAAGAAATATTTTCAGAATGTGAAAAAGCCGTTGAATATCTGTTAGAAGAGATAGCATATTACGTGGATCATATGGATATAGAAGATTGGCGTGAAATGGTATTGCTTGAATATATTGAACCATATTATTATAAAATAATGGAACAATGTGAAGGTATGTCTAATTCATTTGCTAAATGATTTCTGAAAAGGTTGACAACTAACCGGAATAGTTGTATAATACAGACTTAATTAACCAGTGTCATAAAGGTTAGTTATATGTTAGTAGTGTTTGTTCCACAAACTATTAAAGGAGAAACCTTTGTTTATTTATATGCCGATAATGGCGGAGCAAACACTACATTTTAATTTAAAAGGAGAAAACAAAATGGAATATAAGACTAAGAAAGAATATGACCGAGTCATAAAACAGAGTATGCAGGACCTAAATCAAGTGTGCCTAAAACATACACATTTGACCTGGCGCAGAATCTACAATTGGTTAAAGAGAGAAGGTGACATTCTGGAAGATGAAATACAATACCTCACCAATCCCATTGATGCTTATGAAATTGCCTATTGTGTAAGTTGGGAAAGAATTGGCACAGATTATACTCCACATTTACCAAAGTGGGATCAAGGTCAATTTATAAAAGATGTAAGACGTGTAACAGAGCCGGGTCGAGAGGCTATGAATCGTCGGTTGGATTTGGATGATCCGGAACTAATGAAAAAACATCTAGCACAAATGGAGAGATAAAGACTGCTGAGGTATTCCATTTTTCTCAGTTCCGACAGCCTGGTCCACTGTTCAGTCGAAAACGGACTACTTCTAAGTAAATGTTAAGGGTATAGAAATATACCCTTTTTTATTGATTAAGTTTGTGACCAAATAAGTGATTGTATAGTTGAGGACCATACTTTTGTGCCAACTTCCAATTCTCATATATTTCTGAATTCTTAAGTTGTTCTAGGAACTGGTCTTCTCGGCTGAGTGCTTCGTAAGGCTCTGTGTATTTGTCGTATATCAGTTGTGCTGGATTCTCAAACATTTGTTTTTATTGCATACCAACTGGGATATCTACTCCAGTTGTTTTTTAATTCAAAATGATGTAATTGCAAAGTCAATTGATGTTGTTCACAAAAACTGTCGACTGCTTTTACTGTTAAGGGCCAATCCGAATGATAGTCATCTCCTGCAAACACACCTCCTGGTTTCAGTTTGGGCCACCAATCAGTCAGTGTTTGACCACCTTCTTGTCCGGTGTGTGCATAACCATCTATATAAATGAAATCAAAGTATTCATCTTCAAAGTCTGCCACAACTTGGTCAAATCTTTTTCTTATGATGGTGTTTTTGTGTTGATAAGGTTCTAGAGTGCGACAGGCTTGACGATATTGAAACTCACCGTGCCCTCTGTCACCTGCCCACATATCTATACTATACCAATGCTTCACTGGTTGGTGTTGTAATACTTCACTGCTGAAGAATCCTTCTGCAACACCCAGTTCTACTCCTATCACATCTGTGTTTGCTTTTTGAACTATATCACTTCTCAATGTCATACGAAAAAACTTCTCATTTTGGGATCTGAATGGTGCATCAATAACACATTGGTCACCAGTGATTGTTCGTGTTTGGCACGTTGTTTTATTTCACTCCATATCTTTTGTAGTATGGGATCACCTTTTATACATTTATTACATCGTTGCACCATATTATATATCATATCGCCTTGATACGTGTCTGCTGTGATTAGTCCATCCCAAGTGGTCCACTTTATATCACTCTGTAACAGTTGTGCATTCAGTCTACCATCTACCACCTTGTGTATCACAGTATTTGCTATGTTGCAACATTGAACTAGGTTTACTATAAGCATTGCTCTGGCACTCTGTGCCTCCGTTCCTAGGTCTGCAATGGTGTCACATATACTAATGAGCCATCTGGTGTCATAATGCTCACACAACACGTCTGCGTATTTGACCAACAGTCTAAAAAACTCTTTGCTGTTGAATCCGATATCGATACCTCTACGCAAAAGAACTATATGTCTGGCTAAAACGTGGCATATTTCCGGTTTACCAATAAACTCTGCTCTTATGGCCATTATGTTTTCTTCAGTATCGGCTAATCTGTTTAAGTTCTTTGCACGTTTATCAGGATCGCCACTTATGGTCACCATCATTATTTCATCTTCATCTATCTTCATATCTTTCCTCTAACTAAAAGTGGTGCAACACGACAGAACAATTTGTTATATGCTACACCACTGTCTAGACACATCACACAAATTCAGTATTGCCCACCGGATTGACCCGATTCAATACCATTTGCCTAGATTCTACTTTGGACGTGTATGTTTTGCCTTTTCTTTTCAGTTTCTTGGCGTGTCTTTTTTGATTAAGTTTGTTGTTGTTTTGCTTCTTTTTCACTATACTCCTTTATCCATTGTTCTATTGTTTGTCTATTGCCTTCTACCAGCATATGCATATCCACTGCACCGTGTTTGTTTGCCCAATACTTGGCATAATCATAACATTCTTTTTGACTGCTCATATACCAGTTTCTAGCAACTCCATAAACATTCTTTAAGTCTTCTGTCTTGTATATGAAGTGTATGTATACTCCGTATGGTTCTTTCATTATGACTTGTCTATCTCCTGCTCGTCTTCTTTTAAAATTTTCTTCTTTTTTGATCCAAATATCTTTTCCCAGTTGTCAGTATACTTTTTATCATCTTGACTACTGCGTCTTCCTGACCCTTTACCACCGTGCCAATTACTCTTCTTCATACTTCTTCAAATATCTCGTCGAATGTGGTATCTGGCAGTGGTTTTATTCTGTTGTTTGCGAACTCTACATAATCAGCATCTATATCAGTGCCTATACCTGTGAGTCCCATATTTTCTGCTACTGCTATTGTGGTGCCTGTGCCTGCAAAAGGATCAAATACTACACCTGATTTACATCCGGATACCTTTATACATTTTTCTACTAATGTTTCTGGGAATATAGCAGGATGTTTGTTTTTGCCCTTTATTTTTGCTGTTATGTCTTTTGTAGCCAGGCTTTTGTATGTATAATGCCAGCAGGTTGTTGTGGGTCTCCAGGTTTTACCTGTTCTTTTAGCATTCTTCTCTGGCGTTCCTGTGGGCGAATAAGGCACACCACTCCATTCTAAATCTATATCAGTATCACCTGTTTTTGTAAAGTGAAACAGATGTTCCCACCCATTTTGTAAATATCTTGTGCTACTTGTGGGTGTGCTGTATCCTCTTACATACCCATCTATTTCCACTGCTTTTGCCCATATAATATTGTTTTGTAAATGCCAAGGAACATTACGAGCAACATCATATGGCATATATGGATCTGCTTTTGTGCTGGCTATGTTTAAGAATAGATGTCCTGTGGGTTTGAGTATTCTACAGACTTCATCCCATACTGACTTCTGCCATTCTATATAGTCTGTTCTTTTGTCTGTATAACTACTATAACCTATGCCTATATTATATGGTGGGGAACTTACACATACATCTATACTGGCATCGGGTTGATTCTTCATCCATTCTAAACAATCAATATGTATAATCATTCTTCTTCATCTGTATATTTTCCATTGATTTTGATTCTAAAGGAGGGTTTGGTTTTATTCTTACCCCATTCTATCTTGTCATAACCTTCTTTGTATTGGTCATCATTAACACCTGTGGTAATCATTGATGTTTTACTAAAGCCTTCTACCTTGTCTCTAGCACTCTTGAGAGTCTTACTTTGATTGATAATCTTTTCGTTCTTGCGCCATTGTGTGGTGTTTCGGTCTACACTTTTGCTAAACTTATTGCTTTCTTCCCAACTCATCCTATAAACTGTCCTGATATTCTACCTCTGTGTGGTCTACCATTACTTATCGGATTTGCTTTTACAGGAAATAAACTGTGGACTAGATATCGCAAACAGTCACTAAAATGGTCATATCCACTACTTTTATCTATTTCTCTGGTGCCTTCTTTGTAAGTGTGTTTGATTAATGCTTCACGTAATCCTTTGCATTTGGGATCAATAAACAATCTTCTGGTGTTGTCTCCACTGCACAACAAACTGTTCACACTATTGATTGCTTCTCCTATAGGTGGATTGGTCTTTGCTGTTTTTACATAAAATCCTGCATTGTGTAATATGATGTGGTCACTGAGTCCATTACTGTTAGTAGTCCTTCTTGCACCTGTGGCATCCGGATAAACAAATATCTGTCTTGGTAAATAACGTCTTTGTAGTTCACGTGCCATTTCATTAGTGTTACTGCTGTATAGTTCTATCTCATCTATAACGTGTATGGTGGTTGCATCTTTGATTGCAATAATGGCACAAAAAGGTGATCTGTTAAAGTCCATTCCGATATGCAAGGGAGTTCTATCAGTGGGAAAGCCTGTGAATGTTCTCATATTGTGTTCACTAAATGCATAGAATATAACACCTGCATAGTCCACAAATTGACTTTCATATTCTTGTTTGAATTGTCTTTCATCTAGGTCACGTCTTGCGGCTTCTATTTCTTCTGGTGGAACCCATCCGCCTTCCAGTGTGGTATATTGATAACTGCTCCAATCTTTTTGTGCACCTGCTTGAACGTGTAGGTCATAGAACCAATTTCTGCCTTTGGGTGAGCCTATGAATAATGCGTGTCCGCCTGTGTCACTGAGTGTTGGTCGTAATACTGTGAACCAAGTATCTGGATTTATATCTGCACACTCATCCATCACTATGAAGTCATATTTGGTTCCACGTAAGGCTTCTCTATTCTCTGCACTACGCACAAATATTTTAGATCCATTTACCAGTTGTATTTGTAAATCTGATTCATTTACTTTTTCTATCCAATTGACTGCATACAGTTGAGTTTTGAGTTCGTCCCAAATAACCTGTTTAGCCTGTCTATAAGTGTTTGCTATGTATAAAACTCTTTGATTGGGATATCTGGCAAATTTAGCCATTTCATTAATGGATAGCATTGACTTGCCCCAACGGCGTCCCATTGCACATACTCGGAATCGGGCCTGGTCATTGGAAACTATTTGTTGTGGTTTACTTAATATCATTGCCTGGACGTCTAATCTCTGATCCATAACCTGCTAACAATATCAGTATTGTTAATGGTAAGAACCAAGGATTTAACAATCCTAACATATGACCCCACACCATACTAACACCTGTGATAGCAAATGTGTTGAATGTGCCCACTGGCAAGTATTTGGTTTCTGTTGGTAATTTCATATCTTATTCCTCTATATCTTTATTGTTCCACGGAAGTATTTCTGTGGCATCGTCGTTCACTGGTGAATCCTGTTGTCCCAACATCTGTTTGCCCAACCATATCAACATAACTCTGTCGTGTTTGTTGAGTGCTAAGTCTAATTGTGCTTTTCGCAGACGTTGTTTGGTCAAGATTCTGTTTTTTGTGATAATATCACGGAAATTGTCCACAAATGTTTGTAATGGCACGTCAAAGAAGTCTGCCATTTCCTTATTAGTGCAATGATATTGTGCCAATTGTTCTACCTGTTCTTCTGGTATAACAACCTTGTTTCTGCCTATAACTCTACCCGTCACAGTTTTTT